GTACCCTAATGTCCTGCTGAACAGCAACTGCAATAGCTGATTTGTGTACTAAATAACCAGCTTCAATTCCTGTACTTGTAGTAGTAGGAATTAAAGAACTAGTGAAAACTGGAATGCCAAAAAGCATACCTACTTCACCAGTGCGCATCACTGGATTATCATTACCAAAACCAACTCCAGCACCTGAGTTATTTGTAACAAAGGCTTTAGAGTTTAGTAAGTCAGCATAGATAAGTGGATTCACAAAGAATGCACACTCTTCTTTTGGAATATCATTAGATAACAATGTTCCAATTGCTGTTTCAACATCAGCGTTACTCATGCTATTGTCAGCAGCAAGAGCTTGAGTTGTTCCAAGCGTTTGAAGCAAAGCTTCAATCTTTGTATCAACTGCTTTTGCAAGCGCATATGCCATAGACTGAGCATACTTATCAAACAATTGCTCGTTTGACTGTATCATTGCAATATCTTCAAATAGCTTTGCAGCATATTTATGCTGATCAATTGAAAGATCAATGTCGGTTTCTGTATTAACTGAGTAAGCAACACCAGCGTTTGCACTTTTATCTGCACTAGCAACCTCTTGCACAGTAGGAATATGTAGAGTATCTCCACGTCCTTGTACTAGGCTTGAGTAGTCATCAAAAAATGGTTTAAACACTAGGTTCTTTTCAAAATAACGGTAAACGCCATCTGCCCACAGTTCAGGAATAAAAACATCAAGATGCGATCCTGTTCCTTGGGTTGCGTCACCACTAAAAGCGGTATAAGCCATTATAGCTCCTTATTATTTAGCTCTCTGATACCGCTCAATAATCTTGCTCCAATTTTTCTTTCTATCTTTATCACTCATCTGTGTCCAGTCTTCTTGTACTTCATTTGCTGGTACAGCAGGATTATTGGCAATTGGTATCTTCGGCTGTTGAACAATTTTACCATGCAGAGCACGAAGCTTTGCCATAGGCAAGTCTCCAAATGTCTCACGGTCTTCTACACTAAAGTCAGCAAGTATTTGCTCTCGCATATCTGCTTCTTCTTTCATTGCTCGTTCCACGACAGGTTCAAGCTCCGCGATCCTAGCAGCACGCTCTTCCGCAAGAGTTTGCCATTCTTTTTTGGCCTCTAACTCTTTCGTCCGTTGTGCTTCCAGTTTCTTTTGCAAATCTGCAAGTTCTGCTTCTGCTTTTTGACTTCTTGCCCGATACTTCTTTGACTCTGCGATCAAATCTCCAACTTCCGGGTTAGCTGGTTGATCCTGTGTTTCTTTGGCCACCGCCTCTGTAGCAACTGCTTTTTCTACTGGTGGTCGCTCGACATATGGTTTGTCACCAGGTGCGCTCTGCACATTATCTTCAGACATACTGTCTCCTTTTCATCACATTTCGATGTTTAATCGTTGGCGTGAAATCTTTTTTAAGTTTTTTTGTACATTTTCAGCAAACATATTTACAACTTCATCTTGAACCATTGGCCCTACTCTATTACTTCCAGCGATGACACGAGTCTCATTATTCTCTGCTAATTTACGACCTTCTGCACTGCTTTTAATACCATATTCAATTGACACTTCGCTACTAGTACTTGTTTTAATAACATTAAATTTTTTCAACATCTTACCAGTTAATGTTAGGTTTGGTGGTGCAATTTGCGCACTTACTTGATTTGGAAACATGCGATTACCTTTCATGCGCCGATAACGCGCTGAATATGGTTTAAATTGACTTCCAAATGCATCAATACCTTTTTTTATCTGATTGATATGAGTATCACGAATTTTTTCAGCAAATTTCTTTAAATCTTCATTTTTAAATTTTAATAAACCACGTAACAAGCTTGGAACAAGTGTTGCTGATCGTGGCTGCCTACCAAGTTTGCTTTTTATTTGACCTAATGAAAATGGTGCGAAAGTTGGTTCTGCCATTATTTACTCACTACATTCCATTGATGACGGCATCGCCAACCACCTCTAAATATGAATCCATCTGATTTAATAGATGTAATTTCATTTTTTGTTAGTGGCGATCGGTTTAAATATTCTCTGCACACAGGACGATTTTTTTCATCGCGTGGGCCTATATATTCCCATTCAGTATTATCCGGTAAATCTTCAGCCATTGTAGCAATAACACTTTGCTCATAGGTAGCAAGCATTGTTGTTATAACTGCGTCCGGCCTTGATCCACCCACAACACCAGCCATTAATCCTTTTATTTCTGATTTTGATAAATTATTTGCAACTCCTTGCGCTATCGTAACCTGTACTTTAGATGCAATGTCATTTGATAGATTTAAAATCATAGTTTGCTGTATATTTCTAAGTGCTAACAATTTTGACTCTGATGTTGTACCAAAAAACGGTAAATTATCTAAAATAGAATCGCTTGCTGCCATATATGCACCAATACCTTTCGATACTTGCAAATCATCAATAAAATATGTTGATATATCTAGTGCTGCAATAAAAAGTAATATTTCTTCTGTAGAAAGACCCTCTTGTTGTAGATTTTCTACATCATCAAGAAACTGGTCTTCGGCTTGGTTTAAACTAGCTAAATATGATTCTAGAGCTTCATCAATTGGCATTTTGTAGTCTATTTAGTAAGCGATTGACTGGTTGGTCTTCTTGATCTGCTTGCTCCTGTTGAGCCTGAAACTCTGCACGTTGCTCCGGACTAGCATCAGGATTCATATAATCAAAATAATCCTGCTTTGATGCCAAGCCTTGCTCAAAACGCCAACTCCACAATGCAATCTCCGTGTCAGGTGTGAGAGCATAATTCGGTTCGAGAAAGTCTACACTGTAATCTTCACCGACATCTATGCCTGCTTCTACACGAAGTATTTCTCTATCGATCTTGTAGCGTTTTTGTTCCCAAGGACGCCAGGTATCTTCTTTTTCGCCAGTCGTAATATCGCGAGCTTCCATCTCTAAAATAGATAAACTAGCTGCACTTGGCGCATTTCCTGAGTCATCGCGTGCAAATTTGGCACGTATATGGTTGTTGTTCAATGTTGACTCAACAAAAAATCTCGTAGCATCTACAATCTCAGTCAATGAGCCACCACTATTGGTAACACCAAAGTTTGCGCCTTCAGGTAAATATAAAATCTTATCTGTACCAATTTGAATCCTGCTTGCATCATCAACGCCGGCAACAAACTTAATTCCCATTGCGCCATAACGAACTGCAATCTCAAGCTCAAATAATGCTACATTTAGCGCGAGATCAGCCTGCGCAACATCCATTGCGTTTTTTACGCTATTAAAATCTCTAATAGGTGGATAGCGATGGCAAAAAGATACAGGCATCACCCCATATGGATTAATATCTCCATCATTGACGCTGATCTTTTTACCATGCTCATCTAACAAATAATGCTCACCTTGGTATCCTGGGCGAGACTCAGTCCACACTGCATGCAGTGGAGTATCTACTCTACTATTGCCCTGATATTCAATTGGATAACACACGCCAATCGGCTGCTCTCTGCTATCTCCAGCAAGAAAAATTGGTGTAAAATGAGATAAGATTTCATATTTTACCTCTTGCTCCATTTCACACCACTTAGAGCGAAATGCCATACTTCCAAGCAAAAATGTCAGCCGCTCAAGCTGTCTGCGCTGCGAGTTTAGACTGTGGACGTTTATGGAGGCAAGGTAAGAATCCGAAGCGCGCATTCTAGGGGGGCGCTTATAGGTCATACTACGTACAGCGCAGACTCTTCCAGTAATGTTACTATTAACCAATGGAGCTTGACGCAGTGTTTCTTTTGAAAAATACTGCGCAATATAATCATCAATATTGATACCCTCGTACCAATCCATAAGATAATCGCGTTCACGTACGCGTTCATCTTCGATATATCTTAATTTTTCTTTTAGTGATTCTGCTACCGCACTCTGCGATAAATCAGGAATTGTTACCATATATGTTTACCAATCTATTACGCCGGCCATTCTCTGTTTAATAGGAAATAAGTTTACAATCATATACCGCATTGCATCCGGGATGTGATCGAAAACGCCATCTTTTAGTGGCTCTTCCTTAACAGATTGGTCTGCTTTATTCTCAGGATAGCGGTAGTTTTCATAACTAGCAATACTACCTTTACATTTATTTGACACATAAAAGTGACTATCCCCATTAGCATCTTCAAACCATCTACGCATATGAGATACGCCATTGACCACATTCCTGGTCATTGCATCTTTGCGAAAGCGTACACGCATGCCTTTGCGCCAAAAAATTTGAATATCGCTCATACCTGACTGGCTATTTCTACCACCACCTGCCGGATCACCAAAATAAGCAGTAATGTGATATGGCTTTTTACGTACCATTTCAGCAAGGTCTTCTGTTTTAATGTTTTCTACCATTGCTATTTCGTCAAATTGATAAATAGTTGGTAATCCTTTTGACTTAAAGTCGATGTTAGCGAAGACAACGGCAGGCTTGCGGAAACCGAAGTCGATTGAACAGTATGCTGGCAAGCTGGGATTGTATTTACAGTCTTTTTGTACATGAACGCCGGCGTCAAATGGGTAGACTTTGCCGGAAAATGAGGTAAATTGACTTTCATATTCTTGGAGATAAGTTTCATTTGTCAGTTCCTTTTTTAAATCTTCTATGTTATCTTTGAAAAATGGCGATTGACTACTAGGATGTTGCCAACTATCCCAGTCAGGATACTTTGGGTCTTTACCGCGCTCCCACAACTTATGCCACCAGTTAAAACCTCTTGGCGTTGATACCATTAAGCACCAACCCTGACGGTCCGATAGCGTTGGCCTGAGATACTGCTCCCATATCAATTTGTTTGGCAGTGCTGCAGCTTCATCAATTACTAGATAATCCACTCCCTCACCAATCAAGGATTCAGGTGAGTCCGCTGATTTTACTGACAGCTCCGAGTTTAATCCAGCAAGTTTAATGTAATACAGATCACCATTGACCTCTTTCTTGTTCTCAATTGGCAATTTAAGCTTAACCATGATGTCTTCTTTTATGATACGCGCAATCTTTTGCGATAGGTTGTAGCTTGGTGATACGATCCAGCCACGTGTGTTTGGCGTTAAAAGCCAAGGAAGTATTTCGTATGCTGCTGAGTAAGACTTGCCGGAGCGCCTGCCTTGGCAATTGATACGAAAACGCTTTTTGCTTGAATGTATATTAAGCTGTTGCGGAGTCGGTTGGTATCCCACCAGCTTCCACAATTTCTCTTTGTTGACTATCTGCTTGATCATCCATTGGGTTACCTTGAAACCCCACTTCTTTTAGCACTGTTTCCAGGTTGCCGGACATATCGACTTGGCTTTTGTCTGTTTGATTCAGATAATTCTTGCCTAAGAATATGAGCAATGCCGTGTTGCCTTGCTCGGCATGCTTCCACTGCAATTGTCGCAAAGTTAACTTCATTTCTTGCTTTCCTTGCTCAAATTCTGCTTTAAAACGCTTACGTATTACCGCTTCGTTTACAGCAAAATATTTACCTATTTCAGTATACGTGCAGCCAAAACTAGCTAACATTGTAACTTTTTCAGGTGGTATATCAACTTTATTATGTGGTTTTGCCATACACTTATACGTCATTCGACGACATAAAAAGCTTACTGCACTTTGCCATCGTTCTGAGCCAGTAGGTCTTTGCACTGCTTTCGCTTATGCCCAGGGCATCAGCAATAATTGGAAATGTGTGCTGTTTTATACGCATATTAAATACTTCTCTTTCACGCGGTGATAGCTGATCGTACAAATCATGTGCAGATGTTTGCAACCATCTGAACTCAGGCGCAATAAATGCACTTTGGAATATTGCCATTTTCATAGCATAGTCATCTGCTCTTGTCGCGGCTCTGACTAATCTTTCCGCATCTTCGTCTGTCAGCTCGACCCAACTCATGCCTGAATGTAAACAGTGCAGAGTGTTCACAAAAAGAAAAAAAATTTTTAGGGAGTGACTTCGTATAGGCGCAGCGCCGCGCCTTGTTGTACCGCATAAATAAGATCAAATGCGGATTTATAACCCGTATCTCATAGACGGCAAACAACAACAAATAACAATATAAAACAATTGAGCGCGCGGCCGTCCGGCTGCTATTTTGTTTTAGTCTATCCTGGAATTACTTTATAAATATTGTTCACAAAATTACTAGGAATATCAAAAACTATTCAATAAATTCAAGTGTATCAATTAACAAATAACTGAGGGGTTAACAATGAAATACAATTTTCATTTAACAGAAAAAAGCAGCAATAAAAAAGTCGGCCCAATTCCGGTAAGCACAACAAGCGCGGTAACGTGTCCGAATGATTGCCCGTTTAACAATGCCAATGAAGGCGGTTGCTATGCGGAAGCCGGGCCACTGAAATTACATTGGATGAAAGTAACAAGCGGCGAGCGCGGCGGCAGCTTTGCGCAATTCCTGGATAAGATACGTAACTTAAAAACTGGGCAGCTTTGGCGGCATAATCAGGCCGGGGATCTACCCGGCAACGGCGAACACTTAGACGGCGACGGCTGCGAACAATTAACGGCAGCAAATAAAGGCAAGCGCGGTTTTACATATACTCATTATGACCCAACAAAAAACGGCAACGGCATTATTATTAAGGCAATGAACAAGGCCGGGTTTGTTGTGAATTTATCCGGCAATGATCCGGAACACGCGGTAAAATTAGCAAATAAAAACATAGCGCCTGTTGTATCAGTGGCAACAAGTGACACGTCCGGCACGTTTAAAAAAGGCGGTAAAACTTTTGTTCAGTGTCCGGCAACAATGGACAATGTAAAAATAGATTGCGCAACGTGTAAATTGTGCGCCGTAAGTACTCGGAAATCAATTGTATATTTTCCAGCACACGGCACAATGAAAAAACGTGTAAATAATCAATTAAACAAGGAAGGCTAAAAAATGAAAACAAAACTAAAACCAACAGAAATTTACGACGCAAAAAAACGTGTAATGGCAAACGCGCCGCCGGTAGTTAGAGCGGTTTTAAATGGTACATATTTTAAAAACTTAAAAAAAAGAGGTTAAAAAATGAAAGATAAAAACAAACAAATAAACAATCTAGAATTATATCACTATTTGATTAAGCGTTTTAATATGACTAAAGAGCAAGCAATTAAAACAATGCAAAAACATAATCAAGATATAAGTTTTTTAAATTAACAAAAAAGGAAGGCTAAAAAATGAACTATATTAAAATGATCATAAATATAATTAATCTAACAGCAAAAATAATTGTATTAGCAGCATTAAGGCCGGTAACATTTTTGCCGGCCTGGATATTTAGGAAGGTTAAAAAATGAAAACATTGATAGACAAATATATTGATTTATTTAATAAGGGTTTAAATAATTGGAGCGCCAAAGATAAAAGCGAAGTAGAACGTATTTATTATGAATTAGCTAGTTTTTGGGGTTATGATAAAGCTAATCAAATGTTAAAAAATGCACGTATTGAAGCAATAAAAAAAAGAGGTTAAAAAATGGATAGTATTATTTTAATCATTATAATAATTGCGCTTTATGTTAGGTTATACAACGTCAAACAAGAGCGCAACCAATACAAAAATACTTTAATAATGAAACAACAAGAGGAACAAAAATAATGAAATATCATACTAAAGAATATTTTGAATGGACCAAAACACGTTGGCCGCATTCTAAAGAATATCAAAAAAAGCGCACTAATTTAATATTTGAAGAGCTTGGATTTTATAATAGCACGTGGCCAAATGATCTCGCACCAAGTTACATAATGAGCAACGAAAACAACGAAAAGCAATTTAAAAACAATCAAATAATATTTAAGGTATTTATGCCAACGAGCAAACATAATAATATTGATGAAGAGCAATTTAATACTTACACCCTAGATTTAAATCAAAATTATTTAATATTTGAAACTATGCACTATTGCGAATTGCTAAGCATTATAAAAAGCAATTTAGATTTATTTAATCAAATTAAGGAAGGCAAGACAAATGAAAACTATAATCATTAATAATAAAAAATACAAATTACATAAAATTAATAATATTATTTATCAGGGTAATAGTTGGCGCTGGGGTTATAAAATTGACAATGACAATCCATTATCTGATCAACACATAGAAATTATAGAATCTCATATTAATGAAGGTTCTATGCTTTGGGGTAATGTATCCGATCCGCGCCAGGATATAACTTGGTTTATTTTACCATCTAGCCTATCAGATCATTATTTGTTAATTAGCAAATTTATACCTGAAACTGACGGCGCAAAAGATTATTATTTTAATTTGTTGCAGTCTTGTGATATAGACGATAAAGCAGATCATAAAAATAGGCATAAAGCAATACATATGTTAATAAATGTAATTATGGAGTTATAATGAAACTAAACAAAAAACAATTACAAGAATTAAAAGAGCTTACGCGTTTTAATAATCATACAGAAGCGCGGCTAGTTTTGGCATTTTATTTAAAGCATTGGGGATTAAAAGAAGCTTATAATAATATTAAGCAGCTCCAGGAATTTTTTCATACAATGCCGCATCATTTATCTTTATTGCGCAATGATCTAGATGCAATTTTATTTTCATTAGCAAAAGAAAAAATAGAAAACTTTAGCCAGGTATATAAATGCTTTTAATTACCTATGTAAATAATTTAGGATGGGTAGATTTTTTTTATTCCATTTTAATATTATTTATATGCTGGATTTTATATCTATGCGCTGAATAATTAACAAATAAGGAAGGAAAGTAAAATGAAAAAAGAGACAATAGAAATACCATTGCATTACCATCTGCAAGACGATGGAACTAAAGTGTATGATTGGGAATTAATGCAAGAAGTTTTCAATAATAAACTTACTGAATTACAAAACAAGGAAGGAAATTAAATGGACAAACAAACTATAATAGATTTATCAATTAGATGTGTTGATAAAATGGTTGAAAAAGAAATAATAAAGGATTGTACAGATACAGATGATACTACAGAACTTGATCTGCAAGACATAATAACAGATGTGTTATGTGATTACTTTAAAATAGGGGAGATAAAATGAAAGTAGATGAATTATTAAACAATGAACCAAAAAACTTACCTGATCCTGGTTCAATAGGTGCAATAAGAATAAACTTAATTGATGATGAAATAGATGATATTGAAAGTGGGGAAATTGAATTAGAATATCCATACTCTCTCCACGACAATGAATTATGGATATGGGAACAAGACAAAGAGAAAGCAGAGGCAGATTTTGGATATTAAAAAACAATCAGCACTAGCAGACATTGAGGCTTTAGATATGATAAAAGATAGTATTTGCTCAGAATGTGATAGCTATTTTGATTATTCAGAACTTAAAGATAATATGTGTTCTAAGTGTGGCAAAGTTATAAAATAAACAAGAAAGGAAATAGCAATGGCTATAAAAAAGAAAACAAAAACACAAAAAGATCAGGACATACAATACCTGGCCAGGCAACAAAAGAAGTTAATCAAAGCAGTTGATGACTTTAAAACTGATTTATACGAAGCTGAGTTTAATTTACAATATATTAGATTAGGCGCAATTACAGATATGTTTGATGCAAGTGCAAATATAAGTTCTGCAAAAGGTAGAATAAAACAAACACACACTCGCGAAAACGTATGGGATGATCAAAAAAATGAAAATTACTACAATGCTACAAATTTAGATAATTATGATGATTAGCATCCCCATAAAAGAAGAGCCGCAGCAATGCGGCTTTTTTTTTGTTTGCAATAACATTGTATTAGTTTGTGCAGCACACCCATTTTAATATTATTATGGTCAGGGTTTTTTTAATAATCTATTGCGCCACAATAATCTATCCCTGGCTTTCATTTTTTTAAAACATTTGTCTAACAATTTGACATCCCAATTTTTCCACCAATTTCCAATTGCCTTACAATAAATTGTATCTTTTACCGGCTTTGCAAAAATACAAGTTTGATCAACTTGATCCGATAAATGACATTTGTATATAAAATCCATTTTTTGCATAAAAGTGTTCACACCGACACTAAATAAACCTAAAGTAAGTAAAGTAAGTAAAGTAAGTGTTTACACTACTTTAGTTTCTTTAGTTTTCCTGCGTGTCGGTTAATCTAACATATTTTCAATATCTGTCTTATTTTTCGCATAAATTCCGCGTTCAATCTTAATAATTCTTTGCTGTTTTAATAATTTTTTAAGCCAGGCACTAACACTTGCGCTACTAGTAATATTAAGCGTTAACTTCAAACTTTTTGCCATATCGTCATACGTAAAGTTGTCACCCATTGTATTAAGATTATCTAAAACACGATCCTCGCTAGTTTCCTCACGTTCTTTATACCAAAATATTTCACCTTTTGGAAGTGGTTGTAAGTACTCATAATGTAAGCGATTTTCGCCATCCATTAATTTAATACCTAGCGGCACATTGTGAAATTCGCTATTAGTCCTGGTCTTTGTAATCTTCATCACTTTTAGCTTTTCATTAAAAGTACTAGCAAGTTGTATCAAGTTATCCAGCCAAAATGAGTAAAATGAACCGCCAAAAACCATTGATGAGTCTAGCGGTATTTGTTTTTCGGCCATCTTTTTATGATGTGCAACAACCATAACGGCAAGTTTATATTTTTCTTTTAGCGTTTGTATTGTCTCTAATAAATTGCGCAGCTGGTCATTTTTCACCGTGTCTACGGCAGTACTAGTGTACAAATTGTCTATAATTAATACGTCATAGGGTTTTTTTGCAGCTTTTAGGTTACCCTCAATACTTTTATATGAGTCTTCAAACAATTGTTTTTGATCCGCACTAATAATATCCAGGTTTTGCGCCATAATATATTTGCGGTCAGGGTATTTATCTAGCAATGCGTTCATCATAGAGGTGATACGCTGCGTCATCATAGCATCCATCATTTCAAATTGCACTAATAATACACGTCTTGGCAATGGTACTTGAAAATGCATAAATGGCACTCCCATTGACACGCACAAAGCAAATTGTAGTGCAAATAGTGATTTGCCTACGTTTGTACCGCCGGCAACACTAGTGCGGCCATCTTCTAATAATATTTCGTCACAAATATATTTGACTTCGTCTTTAAACGTGTCAATAAAATCCAATACTCCATATACCGGGTCACCACCAAGATCTACCGGACTTTCACCAAATATTTTACTGGCATCAATTAATTGTAGTAAATCGTCTGCTGTAAAGCCTGCAACAAAATAATCTGTAATGTCCATTTCGTCAGGCAAAGTTAATATCTTTATTTGTCTGTCAATATTAAACAATGCATTTGCAAGTTTTTTTGCACCTTTTTTACCACTTTCATCATTGTCGTAACATATGACTATATTTTTATATTCATCCAGGATGGTTAGATCTTTAGGGATGCCGTTAGCACCTGAAGTGAATGAAATGGCCGGGAATCCATAACATCCTGCACTAACGGCATCTTTTTCACCCTCACAAATAAGTAGCGTGCCTTTCGGGTCTATATTTGCGATATCCGGGTATATTTTACACTCTGCATTACCAAATTGCTGGCCTTTATGTCTTTTAATATGATGATTGTTGATGCGAAATACCAATTGCATCTCATCTTGATTGTTTCGTACGCCAATACCATATCGTTCTTTTAGGCAATGTTTATTCCAGGGTAATGATAATTTTTTTATGACAAAGTCACTATGCTCAAGAAAATTAGCGCGGTGAGTAGTGTAATCGGACTCTTTTACTGCACCATTACTTTTAATATATAATGGTTCTTTTACTTTTGGCGGTTTAGCAACAAGATCATATTTTTTATTATCTTCAAACCACCAGGTATGATTGCAGCGGTGACAAAAAGCGTGATCCGGCTCAATTTGTACCGGATAATTTTTTTTGCCATCACCGCACCTTGGACAACGCGCACGATTTCCAACTGAGTTTATCTCAGAGAAAATCTCTGACGGCCGGATCAAAGCTGTGATTTAAGTTGCGAGATCTTTATTAACGCTTTAAATATTTCAATCCCGGTTTCTAATTTCTCTCTCTTGACAACGTGCTGATGAAATTTGCCGTCATCTTTACCAAAACGCATCACAAGCCCATACGCTACATTAGCCTTTGGTTGCGCTTGTTCAAACATATACGTGTAAGCAGCAAGCTGTAGTTTGTTTTCTGCATATAAATATTTACTTGTTTTCCAATCTACTACAACAAGATCGTCACCCATTTTACCAATACTATCTATTGTGCCACCTACTTGAAGTTCTTCATTAACTAGCACCACTTCATTTTTAAGTGACTTAAAGTTTTTCTTTTGATACCACTCTAAATAACCTGCATAAGCTTTCATCGCAGCTTTTTCCTGGTTATAACTGAAGTCCTTTGTATCTACATCAAACCCTTGTTGATGCGCTTCAATTAATAGATGCAATAATGTGCCAATTTGTGAAGCTTCATCTAATACTTTATCACTATCCTGGCCACCAAGCATCATACGTTTAGTCCAGCCAATTAAAGCCTGCTTATTCCAGCCTAATTGTTGACTAATAATTGTTGTAACGCTTGGCACTCTCTTGCCATCTTTATTAATATATTTAGCGCCGTGCAAATCAAATTTTCCCATTATTACCCTCACATTCTTTACAAGTTACTTTTTTCTTACCATATGTAGGTATGTGACCTACCTTATAATACATAATAGATTTTCCGCAATTCTTATTAGGATTAACTGACTCATAAGTTCTTTTGCATACTGGGCATGCTTTAATTAACTTATCTACTCGCAGCTTTCTACCTCGTTTTTCTTTGATAGAATTTACCCTACCCTCATATAGTTCTTTAATTGTTTTATCTCGGATTACCCAATTAGGCAACATTTCTTTAGCTTCCTCTCTGACCCGCAAAAGCACGCTTTATTGCGCCCATGCTTCTTTGCCACAAGCCTTTTTGTTTCGGTTTCACTGATGAAGAATGCACTTCTTCCAAGTTTTTCGTGGAATCCAGCGTATCCACCGCAATGTCGGATGTATCTAGTTTTGAAGCTAGGCGTTGTGCTGCCCGACGTATGTTTCTTCTCCGCACCCATTCTGAGTTCGGGTATTTTTTCTTGTGATGTTTTGTTATTGGCATTCACTTCTCACCTTTTCTGTTATGTCAAATTCTTTTTTACCCATTTTTAGCACTGCAAAATGCACTTCTGCATTCTTGCGCATAGATTTGGCTCTAATCATTTTTTCAACCAATGTTTTATAATCCATTGCCGTCACGATCCAGTCTTCCCACTCACCTTGGTCATTGTCAAATGATATGCTTCCTGCGTAGTGGTTCATAATCCGCAAAAACCTTCTTCACACATAAACATTTCTAACTGGTCACCAAAATCTACACGCTCAAGTGGTGTGCAGGAGCGATGCAGATAAATTGGTTCTTTAACACCTTTTTTACTGCTATCACGAATTGCTTCATCTATTTTAACAGCTTTTGCAAATTCATCAGGCAACTTTTCTTTTAATTCTTTCCAATTCTTATTGCTGTGGTACGGACAAAAAACACAGGATGATTTTGGCGGCACAGGAAAATTGCGGTCTTTAAAAAATGATATACACTCACTGCGAGACATGCGTTCTTCTATTAATGGATAATAATATTCAATGCGTGGTAGCTGTGATACTTTCATTCGTTCAATCTCATCCATACTAATACCAAGCCACACTTGAGTCATAGGCATGCGCTTTCTTGGTTTTAATCCATATAGTTTTCTTATCTCTTTTATAACCGGATCAATTTTATATTCTTTTGTACATTGCCTACGTATCATGCCACCATTTTCACTAAATGCAGGTATGCTTGCAAAACGCTGACCTGTACTATTTGTTTGATTTAATAAATCTTTGTATAAGTTTTTTTCAGCATTAACATGTATAGGAATGCCATTATTGTATTTGCCCCAGTCTTTTAAATATTCTAATATTTTATAAGTCATAGGTAATTCTGCACCAGGGTCAGCAAACACTGCATGATCTGCTCTTTCTATATATCCTAAAGAACTCATCATGTACATTGCTGTTGACTGTACACCAAGACCAAGTGATATTACTTTTAAATTAACTAAACTCCGGGAATCGCTCATATTGATAAAACCATTGTCTTTTTGATCTTTGATTATTCTTTGCAGTCGTAATAGCAAGACTAATCATTTTCTCATTATTATATGGCACAAATGCGCATATCTTTTTCGGTACAAAATACACTGCTATGACATCTACACGTCCGCTATTAACGTATTTTACACATCTAACCTGCATCGCAGTAGCAGTGGTCAGCTTTGTAATTGTTTTCACCTGCACACGTTTAAAAGCACCATTTTCTACTTCTACTAATAAGTCTACATGCTCAATATCTACTTCCGGCAAGTATACCTTATATCCTTGTCTTAATAATTCCTGGCGCACGGCTAATTCTCCGATAGTACCCACATTTTGACTATGCAATTTTCCATACCCTGAGTTGTGCATGTTCCATATGATAATGTTCACCATATCCCATATCAGATAAATTACTTGGATTGATTAATTCAATTGACCACACCCATCCCATAATTTGATAACGCGGCATTCTGCCACTTACCAAAACATACATATCACAGTCAGACACTTCGCGCCATTTTTTAGCAATTAAATAACCAGGATTATGTTTGGTCGTCTTTACATCAATGCGAATATCTTCGCCGCGCTTACCACGCATCTTTAAATCGTAACCACGTCTGTGTGGCCCAATAGATAAATCAGGATAGGAATTGATTACGCGAGCAACAGCAAGTTCGCCAGCAAATCCATTAATATCATTTTCAGGTTTTGCTACTGCGTCTGAGTTCGTTCCATTTGCTAGGTTCTGTTTGTGGCGTTGTATCCCGACTTTTTTTGCTAATACTTGTTCCATTTCGTTTAATGTTATTATCATTTGTTTTACCTTTGGTATGTTCTAAAGAGGCGTATAGTATGGCATAATTCATTATATCCTGACATCTGCTCCGCACAGTTTCATCACTGGCCTGCTTACCAGTTTTTGCGTCATTACATATAGCATCTATATGTTTTAATACATAAACCATCATAGCTTGTTGTGGTGTTATGCCTAATCTATCTGCAACATGTTTAAAATTATAATGTTTGTCTACATTAGATATAGTGTACTCTATAGATTTAGCATCACTAAGATCTAACGCTTCCGCAACAAATTTGTCTCTAAATTCTATAAATTCTTTATTGTTCAAGATTTAAACTCCGGATCATCTATAACTTTGATAACTCGATCCATAATATTAGTCATTATTTCAAATCGTGCTGTTTCACTAGCAAGGTTAGGTTGTTTATCTGCGTATTGTTCTAATTCATCTACAATGGCCTTGCCAACAATTGCTATCATTTTTTGTTTAGCTGTCATTTATTTTTCTTTGTAATCTAAAAAAACCAGGACGGTAGCTTGGCAACTGTCGTCCGGACAACTTAAATTTGTAATCATACCAGTTTCTTCCTCATTGTCGTGGTCACCGCCCCATATAAGTTCATTTGAACAATGCCAACAATTCATAATTACTTTCCGGCATCAGGCAGCTTACCGCCTACGCCAACCTGGGTGTGAATTATCAAGCCTTTTGATGCCGGAGTATTATCCGAGGACGAGTTCGCCAACTTTTTGTCAGACTCTTCTTTCGTATTCAGTCTTTTGTCCTCGGATTTTAAATGTTTATTCCACGCGAAGCACATCTTTGAACATTTCCTCGCTCATTATAAATACCCACTTACCGCGATCTTGCCTAACAGCGACTAAGTTTGCATTTTTAAATTCTAAATAACTTGCAATTTTTTTGCGACGTTTCACCTGCACGTGTAATTCTAAATCATCTCGTGTTGCTTTTATATCTATATCACTAGCAAGGCCAAAAGCACGGCCATCACTACCCCAACTACGTTCGGCATCAAAGCCGAGGTCAGAGAGTAATTCTTTGACCTCGACTTCGCCTCGGTAGCCTTTTTTAGCTACGTTCAAAATGGCAGTTCCTCATCATTATCTTGCGCAACTTCTTCACCGGCCTCTAGCGGAGATCCATTTGTGAAGAGATTTTCAGGCTTATAACGCGCTTTCATCTTATTCCACTCACCTGCCACATCTGTACTTACATCAGATTTGGGATTAGGCACAACAGTATATTGTGTTTCTAAATCCTGACCTGATCTTGTAATAGTTATATCATAATCTTTTACTTCGCCCCATTGTGTGTTATTAGACAAAGCCGCAATTTGATTTTGTATGGTTCTTTGTTTTATTTCCAAAAACTTAACCTCGCCATTAATACCAATGGTAAGAAACCAAAAATACTTTGCATCTTTTACGCCAGTTGGTATATCCTTTGGTTCTTTAACACGTTGCGGCTTGTTATCATCTTCAGGCCACCATACGTATCCATCAATTGGTGATGTAAGAATGCGTATTGTATTTTCACCTTGCTCCAGTTTTTTCATAAACAAACCACTTGATTCGCTAGTAGGTATATTAATACCACTTAAACTATTTGACATATTTAGCTTCCTTATTTTTATTATCGATTAATGTGATTTCATAACCACTTCTTTGTATTAAGCCTACAATTTGACCTAATAATTTTTTATTAATTACCTGATGGGCAACTACACCAATATCTGCATTTTGTGGCTCATAGGTTGTGTTTTTAATTTTATTGTTTGCAAATAAAGCACGTATTTTTTGTGCAAATTCTATTTGCTGTTGATCGTCGGATATTGCGATACGAAAAATCATAGGGCGGTAAGAGGATTCAACTGAGAGGTTAGAATCAAAACATGATGATGTATCAAGTCACCATGCCAACAAGAAGGATACCGCCCTAAATTATTCATTCCAAATGATGCTATCTTCTTGAACATTAAATATTCTCGCAATGTTATCGCGGTGTCTATACTGAAATGTTCTCTCGCCTTTTAGCATCATAGTAAGGAGTGCCGGACTAATGCCGACAAGTGCGCTGAGTCTGCGTTGCGATATTTTATTTTGAGATAACAAATCGCGAAATTTTACTTTGGTATGTGTTTGTTCCATAAACGTAGATGAAACTTAATGTGAACACTTTTTACTTTGCAAGTATTATTTTGTTTTTTGTTCACAAATGTGTATATTAATGCACAACAGAGAGGTTAAAATGGCAAGTTTAGATAAACCAAATAAAAGTTACAGAGTTAGTTATGTTGATCCACGAGATAATCAACGTAAGCAAAAGTACTTTCAAACAAAAGAGCAAGCTGTTATTGCATTGGGCCACTGGCAAACCGTAGAGCTATATGCAAAAAACAGCATGAACTGGCGTGCATTATTATATAATGAAGAGCCACAAAAGACTATAGATGAAATATTTATTGCATTTACTAATAATGTTTTAAGCACGTTAACTAATATAGATACTATTGCTAAATATAAAGTTGTAATGAACAGTTGTAAAAAAGTATTTCCAGGAGATACTATTGCATCAACATTACGCAAAACATCAGAAAAAGTACTTGGTGTCAATGTGACTGGATGGACTATATATAAACATGTTATGGAATATAAGCATCATAGATCAAGAAGAGGCATAGACAGCTATATGCGTGATTTGCTACACATATTTAATTGGGCCTATGAAGAAGAATATGTAACTAAACGCGTTATGCGCAAAAGCGATCGCTATAAAAAACATGAACTAAAACCGTTAGAATATAAAGTATGGACAAATGAAGAGATTAAGCATTTATTTCATAATTCATATTTATCTACAGAACAAAAAGACATTGCCTATTTATTTGCAATTACTGGTGTTAGAGCAAATGAATTAATTGGACATAATAGTCGTAAACCATATAAAGAATTGCATTGGGAGCATATAGATTTTATTAACAATACAATGCTATTATTGCAAAAACGCCGTAAAACAAGAGAAACTGTTTCGGTACATCCTAGTGCAATATCTATATTGAAAAAAAGATTTAGAACTGGCGCAGATAGACCATTGGATATGAACTATAAAGATTTAAATGCTATTATAAAAGAAATTAGCATTATAGTAGGTATTAATTTTACATGTCACGATCTGCGTAGAATGAAAGCACAATTAGTTAGAAAAGAAACAAAAGATGCAAGTAAAGCAGGGCATAGTATTGGTGATAAATCTATTGAGGTTGTAGATAATCATTATGCTGGTGTTACATTAGAAGAACAGCGCCAAAACAATAATAGCGCATTTAATGCTTTAGATAAAATTATTAAGCAATAAGTTCTCTCATTACCATTTGGCATGACCATATGTTAGGCAAAACCATTTTAAATGTTAATGGCCTAATTAATCTAACCCAATGAAATGGCCCGGTTGTTCCATCTTCACTATAGATAAAAGGTTTGCGGTCTGTGACTGTATTAGAGAAACTTAGCATTGTTGTTTTATTTCCATCAGTCATATAATCAAAACTAACATTTAAAATTTTATAGCTATTATGCTTTTCAATGTAATATCTATTTGCACCGTAAGCTTTTATTTCTTCTGTGCCAAATTTATGATTTGTTACAACGGTAGCACTTGGCTCTAGTGGTAAAGCTAATTTTGATCCAATTAATGCTTCTGATAAGCCTGCTACTGTACCATGTGCCTTAATTAGCCAATATTGAAATGGAGCTGGTAAGGTAAATTCAGATACATTCCACCCTGCGCTAAAATCATTAGTTATAGTTAATGTAGCTGCTGCTGCACCGCTACTTGCATTGTCATAATGCAGTGCAATAGTTTCAGTCATTGCAGATGTAAAGTACAACGCTACAAAATTATTTGTCACCCCAGTAGAGAATGTAAATTGAACTGCATCCTCATTGGCCACATTTGTCATTGCGTTGTCAATGCCCTCATCTGAAATATATTCCGGGTTTGTAATAGAACTGCTGGCAGCGAATACGTTGCTACTATTAATCGTACCTGCTGCAACGCTGGCATCATAAAAACCATTTTTATCATAGTAAATTGTAGCTGCCATTATTCACTTTCCTGCAATGTTACACTTGTTGAATATGTATTCGTCGCAACTTGCCTAAATGTTAGTGGTTTGGCAAGCCTAACTGTATGATAATTACTATCATCATAATATACAAAAGTATATAGATTATTATAATCAGATAATAACAGTTCAAGGTCAGTTTTATCTGACTCTGTTACAATTGGCAATGGTAGTGTCCATGTTCTTAATTCTGTATCAATTTTGTTAGAAAACTCAGTATTGTTATAAGTACTACTAATAAAAGAATTATATGGCTTTTCTATTTTAATTCCAGCGCCATCTACAGGCAATTCTAACGCAGAACCAAAAAATATTTCTGTAATACCATCTACTGTGCCTGATGCAGCTTCCACAATCCAATATCTTGCAGATGTTGAAGTAAATGTTCTAATATTCCAACCAACTGCATAATTGTCAGTAAAAGCATTAAATTCTGTAGTATTGCCACTTGCAGCGTCATCATAATGTATCCTAATACTATCTGTTTCAGCAGCATTAAAATATAATGCTACAAAATCAATTGTTTTAGCACTGCCAAAATCAAATTGCAATGCATCATTTTCAGGAAAATCAGTTCCTGATTGTGTACCAGTGCCAAATGAACTTATTGCATTGGTAAAATTTCTATCAATAACTCGACTTTCATTTGTAATGCTTGTAGCATCAGAAAAGGCAAAAACCTCTGTTTCTGTGTTTTCTACCACTAAACCATCGTTAAGAGTAGCGCTACGTGTACTTACATTATCAAATAATAACTTATGTGCCATTACGCTTTATACACTTCCATTGCTTTAATTTTTAAAGAGTTGACTGTCCTGGTTGTCTCAGTAATACGAAACTGATAGTCAGTATATGCCGCACTACTATCACGCAATCTAAAATCTGCTGGTGGATCGCTAAAAGTAATGACATCCCCAATTTCTAATGTCCACTTAGCTGGGTCTAATATCTCGCATTGCGCAGTCATGCGCTGGTATTTAAATAAATTAATTAAATTGACCGGCCCTCTTGTTTCATTAACCCAATCTAAATTAAATGTTGCCACACCATCATTATCGCCAAAATCATAAGTGCCTTTTGTTGTTGTGTCTTGGGTAGTCGATCCAGTTAAATACGTTCCTTTTGCAGGATGCTTATCATAATTATATGTCACTTTCCAAAGCATTTGCGATAATGGTATTGTGCCAAATACAGGATTACGGTACATAGCAGTGGTTAATACAGCTTCTATTCCAGGATCAGATGATTTATCACCAGCATCTTCGAGTAAATAATACACTTTACCATCACTAGGTCGCACATAGGATATAAAACCAGCTTCTTTTTGCAATTTATTTAATGCATCCTGTACAGTCATTTCAGGATCGTCAATAGTGCATCGCACTAAACCATCAGGATCAAATTCACCCTCAACTGTACCTTGTGTTGAAGTATCAATAAAACTTGCTCCAGGCCCAAAGTTTTTTAATATATTTTCATGCACTTCAGTTGGGCCATGATCAGTAATATTATCATATCCATCTAAAGTTGTACCGTCAGCGCCAATGTATAGTATCTCAGGCATTTCTTGGTTTTTAGCTTTACCATTATTGGTGTCAATGGGTATGTATGTTGTAAATTCTAAATACATCTCTGTTATTTTTAATGTTTCTGTACCGCTTGTTGACCGCTGATAAAAACCAAAAATAACACCATTAAGATTAACACCCATATCCCAAACTGATGTGACATCCTTACTAAAAGTCAAAATAGTACCGTCCGCTAAATTAGCAGCTCCACTTGAAGATGAAAATCCATTACCAGTTGTGACGGCAGCATCTAAAATAGTATCGCCATCACCTGCTTTAATCCAACATGACACTAATGCTCCTTGTGTACTTTCACCCTTGATACATGCCCTCACTGATTTAATAGTGCCTAGCAATGTGCCTGACATTTCACCAAATGCACCAACATAAGGCGTGCTACCTGACACGGCACTAACACTAACAACGCTACTAGTTTCATCTAATGCATTAGTAATATCCGCTATAGTTGCACTAATACTGCTTGGATCATCTGCTGCTCCGGCTACTGTGTTAGGATACAACTTTACTGAATGTCTAAAATAATCATTATCCGAGCCTGGATTGTCAGAATTATTTACTCGTATATTATTTGTGCCAAATTTATCAAGTGTGCCTGATTGTGCTTCTTCTATTGGCACAAATTTATCAATACCATCAACATAAAGATGTGGCCTGCCACCTTGTGCATTAATACCCTCATTGTAGTATAAATAATCTCTATCATGTGTAATAAACTTTACTGGTCGCAGTTTTTTACTTTCGCAAAGTCCAGTACTAGATTCTGTAGAAGTGTTTTCTGTGAAACCACCATAGCTTAATGGTAAAAACATTTTTGTTCCTGGCATATTATATCCAGTGGCACTTCCCACTTGTTCTGTTAATATCTTATTATATCTCCAAGATGCATAATCTTCACAGTTCACCGCAATTTCTTTATCTGTTAATTTACTAATGCCAACAACACGACCTGTAAATACTTTTAAACACTGACCAATAGCAGATGTTGTGCCATTGGTTGCAAAATAAATAGTAACTGCTTTGTTGGTTCTTTGCGCAAAAGTAGCATCATAGCCGTTATTTGCTATGCGTATAGTGATATTATTTGTGCGACTTGTTCTGTTTCTTAAATCAATACTAGAAGTAATTCCAGGAGCATTTAAGAGCCTACCATCATATGCCTGCGAGTCTACTGTTACATCTCTAGTAGATAAATATATAGTTGAACTGCCACCAATCTGCACCAATGGGAATATATCATTGTTACGCTTGAGAGAGTTTGTAAAGTTTGCATGAAAAGATAATGCCATAATTTATGCGTTAGCTTCACGCCTTAATTCTTCTTTAATAGCAGGTAATACTTTTGTTCTTACATGATCCTCATCACCAACCATATCACCTGCAATGTTAATAGTAAGGCCACCTGATGGCTGACCGGTTTGATTCATCTGCGCTAAGTTTTGCAAGCCTATACTATTAACTGCGCTGCGTTGCATAATAAATTCACCTGATTGTGCAAGTATTGGTACATTATCCTGACCTTGAACCATACCACCGGTAGCAAAGCGTTGTATGCCATTATTACCAATTAATCCACCAGTATGACCAATAAAGCCAGTAAAAGCTTGCAACAGTGATCCACCAAGTGCGCCAGCACCACCTGGAGCAGCAATGGTAATTAATTGACCTAGCGTTCTTAGCAATGCCTTCATTTTATCTTCAGCATTCATGCTTTTGTCAAACATTTGTTGTAATCCTGATGCTATTGCAGTAGTTGCTGCTGCTGTGCGCAACAATTGATCTTCTTCTTCTTTTTTTGCTAATTTATTTGCTTTGGCTTCTTCTTTTGCTTTTTTAGTAGCACCAGTCAATTGATCATATTTTTCTTGCAACATGGTTAAAACTGCCATTACTTCTTCATTTGTTCCTATTTCTTCTCTATGTGTTTCAATAAGTGTTCTAAGAGTTTCAATTTCTTTTAATTGCGCTAAATCTGTTTTCTCTAATAATTCACTAAAAGTTTTTTGTGCATTTTCTAAATCAGGGTTAAGATTTTTTCTGCGCTCAAGTTCTGCATTTATTGCAGCAATTCTTTCTGCAAAGACTTGTGCATTGACATTTGTTGCGACTTGAGTAGTGTTAAAATCTTGCGATACTTTATTTACATCATCTAAAGCATCAGTAAAATTTAAAGTAATACCATTTCCTAAATTAATTTGGCCATTGAGTGATCCATAAGTTTCTTGCAATGTTTGTATTGCTTTATTGTTTTTTTGAGTTTCTACACCCATTATAGCAAATCCATTAACAAAATGAGCTGCTGATTCAGTAGCTTGTTCAATTGGTTTTTTAGAATCTGCCATCTGTTTATTTATTGTGGCAAGCTCTGCTTCTAATTGCTTTATTGTAAGTGTTTCAATTTTTAAACCAAAATCCTCAATAGATTGTCCAAAAACATCAAAATTAGCTCTACCATTTTTTACAAATGTTAAAAACCTATCTGCTTCACTTGCTAAATCACCAAGACCTACAACAGCGTCTTTTAAAGCAGGCATAAATGTATTACCAATATTTGCCGCAAGTCTTGTTACTGCGTCCATCATATTACTAAATGCACCAGTAAATGTTTTTGACATTCTATCTGTTGCACCCTCGATACCAGCAGCAGGATTAACTAATGTCTCTATTAATGCTTCGCGAAATTCCGGTAAAGTGGTTTTTGTAATATCATCAATTTTATTAAATGATTTAACTGTATTTAATACGCCTTTTTCTCGTAATATGTCTGCTGCTCCTGCTCCAGCAGCAAAAGCACGACCAAATGAATTTGCCGCTTCTACAGCAGTTGTGTTCATATGCGCAGCTAAATCTGTAATTGGTTTAATTAATGCTTCAGCATCAGCACCAAATGCTTTTAATTGCGCACCAGCTTCTACTACGTCTAATAAATTAAATGGAGTAGTTGCAGCAACATTATTAAATGTTTTAAATGCTCGCTCTGCTCTTTCAACAGAACCCATTAGTCCGACTAATCGTGTTTTAACGTCTTCAAAACCTGTTGATGCTTGAACAAATTTTCTTGTAGACTGAATAATTGTTGCTATAGCAAAACCATATAATAATAAACTATTACGCAGTCTTGACATGCTGGCTCTAAATGTTGCCGCTGCACCACTACCCTTATTTGCCTCTCTTGCAAAAGCCCTTGATGATTTTGCTACTTTATCTAAAGATTTGTTGGCTTGTGCAAAACCCTTAGTTCGTATTTCAATTATAAATTTTTCAGCTGCCATCTTTTTCCATTTGTTGAATTGCTAAATACTCTTCATCAATAGCGCTAAAAAGCGACATACGTTCATATGGTGCTTCGTCTAGTGATGTATATAGAGGTATGTCAAATCTCTTATGTACAAGATATTCCTCTAACAACATAATAATATCTACGTCATAAAAGAAAGTTGAATCTGCACAATGTAGCATATTAAAATATAATTGTTGCCCTGTTGTAAATTGACCAGTGTGGTCTTCTGCAAGCACGCGATCAATCTCATTCCATAACTCTTCTTTAGTGTATAAAATAGATTTTTTTAATGTGGGCGATTTCGCGCGATATGGAAAAACTAACTCACGTGATTTCACATTATGATAATTCATCCACATCGCAACGCGTGCTTTTAATTCTTTTTTTTAGATGGATTCTTATACCTTGTATATATTTCACTCAACACTGTATCTATCTGATTGTCGTCTAAGTGACCTAACGCTTTTTCTGCATCCTCAAATGCAAAGCGCATTATCCACTCCATTACATCATAATATTTATCTAAATTAACCGAACCATCTTTATGCAGTATGTTAATTTCTAATCTATGTAATGATCTTCTTTCTTTGAATGTTAATTCACGGCACTCAAAATCCCCATGTTCTGTTTTTACGGTCATACAACCCCACTATTTGTATTAACCCAGGTTTAACTATCACTAGCCGTTCCAGCAAATGAAAAGATCGTGCTTGTAGTTGCGCCAGTGTATACTGCTCTAAATGGTATGACTTGCTTAAAACCATCCTCATCAAAGCTAATCGACGCTGCATCAATTAAGCATGTTGGCGCTAATATTTGATATACTCCAGTATCTATGTCTAATCCAAATGGAGTATTACCCTCTGCTATGGCTGTTACAGATTCGCCATCACGTTTTGCAGTAAGACTACCAGTCACTTCATAACCACCAAGAGCATAACCCATTGGATTGAAATCACTTCCATCAAAACCAATTCTCGTTACAGATCTAGAAATATTTAATTCAAAACCATAAAGAAGTAAATCTTCTGCACTGCCACCGCTTGGAGTTGCGCTACTTGCAGTTATATCATGCATGTTAAACATTGTTTGTTGTGCAGAAACTGCTGTGATGCTAGAATAAGCCAGGTCAGTGTTAGCTGTTGGCTTATATGCTGTTATAAACGTAGCTGTACACATCACGATTCCACCGTTATCTCCAATACCACCAGCAAAACTTAAAGAAGTACACATGCAACTTTTAAATACCATGTCATTATCTGCATCATGTGATAAATCTCTAAAAATCAATGATACTGGTATGGCATTGCTAGTATTATGCTTAAAAACCATCGTTGTAGGCATTGAACCAATCAATACAGATAAATTTCCACCTACCGCACCATCTTCATATAAGTTTAATAATGCTCTTTTTGTTGCAGCATCTGTACACATAAACGTAACTGAAACTTCATACATACGATCATGCCTTTGTGCTTTAACCATATCATCACTCTGCGTCAGTCCACCGCCTACTCTAAACGGTGCAGCATTTAATGTCTGACCACCAGCTCCTAACTCTGTAAAACTGTAATCAGTAGCAGGCAATTCAACCAAAGCTGCTCCTGCAACAGCGGCTGTACCCATTGTTGCTTCTGTACCAATATAGACATTGGTATTATTTTTAACTTGAAATGTTGCGCTTTTAGCCATTATTTCTGCTCCTTACTTTTAACTTCTTCTAAATGCTTACTCATAGCTTTTGGCATCTTGCCATTATATTCTATTTCTTGACCCTCAATCAACCAAATATGTTTTGAGGCCATACCAAGTCCTAAAAAACTGTCTGCGGCATCCAAGCTCTTATAAGATTCTTTTGCTTTATATTTCATACTAACTCCAAAGTTTGACATGTAAATGAAGTAACAGCTCGTAAAAGCTCATCATTATCTTCATCTCTTTCATAAACAATGCTTTCTACACTGCCATTAAAATACTTATTATTTCCACTCACTTCGTATACTTTATTATTATACAATAATCTTTTTAATCTTTCAGCAATGTTACTTATTTGACTAACACTATTTTTTGTATAGTTTCCTGATCTTGATAATTCATAACTAATGCTGACTTCTACGTTTCTAGTTTGTCCACTAGTTAAAAGTTCATCAAGTTCATCACTTACTGGCGTTATCAAAAAACTTTGATTACCCTCATGGGCATCATAATAAATCGGTATTGAGAATTCATTAGCAATAATACTAGATAAACTATCAATAACTCGATCGTAAATGACATTTTCATAAGAAATTGCCATCTATATTAACGGCGCTTAGATGACATCTTGCGCTTTTTTACACTTTTTCTTTTGAGCTTCTTTTTCTTTTTGCTCATTTTTCCATATCCTTTACCCATTGGCATAGTGATTCTCCTTATCTATAGATTTGCCCGGATTTTACTTGACCGACTGGTATTTCATCACTTTGAAATATGACGGACCATTCATCTGACGCCACATATACACCAGCCTGAAATCTTATACGCGCATTGTAGGCAAGTGGTTGATAATCACCATTTACTTGCTGTGCATCAATAATTTTATTCATACGCAATCCAGTGCTATCTTTTACGTATACATCGTATTTAACTGGACTTTCTGTGCCTAATGCAAAAGTACCACCGGTAGAAATCACGACCCGAACCTCATCATAATCCACACCAGGCGGCCCATGTAACTTAATATCTTCTAAATAGCCAGTAGTTGAATTATTTAAACTGACTTCTTGTATAATGCCTTTTTCTGAAGCAAACGATGTTTCATTAGACATTACATATTCACGGCGCTTTAACTTATCTAGCAGACCATCGCCATCCGGACTAATAGCCATTGCTTCAATCGCGTCTGCTTTTTCAGGGTCGTGACTTCTCACCAGGTCGGCGCAAGCAAGGATAGCATTGATACGGACGATAATAAAGTCATAATTGCGTCCGCTTGCGCCTTGGTATGTGGTATTTGCACGCTTATATATTGGCCTATCTAAGTAGGACCTCATTAAATCTGCTTGTTCTTTGCATACAGTTGTTTTTAAAGCATCCCAATCTTGACCTGCTTCAAATACTGCGCTATTTAACGCAGAAACAGAGCTAGATGCTAAGAAAAATTGAAATGAGTCTGTACTGCTAGAATAATTATATTCATTGTCAGCATTAGGACTATCCGTAACAGCAGTCATTTCTATGCCATCTCTGTACAACTGAGATATATGTCCTGTATTGTTTAACTGGTATAAGTTTGTTGTGTCAGTCGTAGTAAAATTTGGCGCTAGTACGCGCTTGCGATCGTATTTGTCAATATCACTTACTACACTTTGCAAATCTGTCGTGTTATTACAAAATGCTGTATATAAACTGCTCATGCTATACCCATATCTTCTATGCTAGGAAGCAATGTAATGTTTGGTATCTCTGCTGTTGATATTAAAGCAAGAATTAAAGAAAATATCTCACCATGTGCATTATAATCACGGCGCAATTCTTTTTCTAATTCTTTTAACCTGCACATCACTTCAATAATGTTTTCGATTTTTTGTATTTCACTATCCATATGCTTCTACTAATTTAATGAAATGGTCTACAGTGCCTTTGCCACGTGCAGTATTGTAATACTGTTTCCATTGCTCTGCTTGACCTTTTATTGTTTTAGGTAATTTCTTAGGTACTCTACGCCAATGCAACCTACACATAGCAATCTGTGCTTTTATGTTATAAGTTAATATAATTCGCCAAGCATCTTCATTCGGACTAGTAAAATATCGCCAGTCTATCATACAAGCACTAGCTACTTCACGCATTAATTCATCTCGATAAGCAAGATAGTTTTTGCATATATCTACTGCATTATGTGGCTCACATTGAAAAAAACCGCGAGCCACATGAGAACCACCTTTTTGATATAAATACTCGTATTTTGATTCTACAAGACCAGTATTATATACAAGAGATACTGCATCTTCACTATGCAAACCTATCTCTTGTAATGTCTCACTAATGAGACTAAGCATTTGTTTTTTATTTACCACTTAAAATTTCCAAACCATTTTAATTGCTTGTGATAAAACATCCATGCATTCTTTAGCAATTTTTTGCTCTTCTTCTTTGGTGACCTTACCGTCTTTTTTTGCTGCATGATATGTTTCCGCGACTTCTTTCATTTCTCTAAGAATCATTCTCCATTTTGTACCAACCATTGTTACCATACCACCAAGTATAATTGCAATTAGGTATGCTGCATTTTCCCAATTTAACCAATCCATGCTATTTCCTTTCCTTTAACATCTGTTTTATTTCTGCAATGTCTTCCATAATGACATCCAGTTTGTAGGTTAGCAAATTTCTATCCGCGTTATAAGCACGCGTATCAATTTTCATTTCTAATTCTTTTTTTATTGCATTGACATCTGCTTTCATAAATCCAAAAGCAAGTGTCATAGATGCAATTAATACAATGACTGTAATGACGTTTTCTACTGATATATTGGTGTTAAGCTTCACTTTGTACCACCGTTGTTCTTACCTTGTAAATAAGCAATGCTTTTACTTAAATCTTCTAAATTTTCATCTTGCCTGTCAAATTTTCGGTCAATTTTGTCGTTCATATGCTCTTTAAATGCATTAATAGAATCAATCAATTTAATACTTATACTTTGCGTATTACTTAATTCTGCACTCATTTTACTTAAATCAGAGCGTATTGATTCTAAATCATCTGTTTGTTCTTTTTGACTATTTATAAGGTTTAATAGCAAGTAACCAAACCCAACAGCAAGAAATCCTGCTGATCCAAGCTGCACCCATATTTCCGCAAGTTCGCTCATTCTTCTTCCTCTTCTATTCTACATTCATCACAAACTCCACGCAATGCCTGCTGAATAGGTTTATTACATTCTATACATCTAAAAGGCATTGGCATTATTTTTTTCTCATTGTTAAATCAATATAAACTTTTAAATCAGATTTAATTTCTGCGTTCCACTTTTTTAACTTACCAAGCTCATCCATAATAATATCCATTCTATGCTGTAAGTTTTCGTGCTTTTCATCAAATCTTTTTAAAGTATCTTCTACTTTTTCTTTTAAAATAAATCTTACTACACTATATAAAGCAAAAGCTAACCCAATACTAATAGCAACTGGGAATCCTAATTCTTGTACTAATGTTATAACATCAGAAGTCATTTCTTCTTTCTTTTCTTCTTACCCCAACTTAATGGGTTTAGATTTAATTCTTTTTCATACCAGTCTAATTCTTGTTGCATTTGTGCTATCTTTGCTTCTTCTTCTATTATATGTTTACTGACAAGCTCTTCAATGTTGGTATCAGCATCCTGTACTCTGCGTTCAAGTTCTCCAATTCTGTTTTCAATTTGTAAGTACGAGTACACAAGTCCAGCGACAAGTATAAGCACCTGCCCAGCCCATTTGAGATTAATAGAAACAACAGTGTTATCTCCCACCACCGTAGCTCTATAACTTCTTGCCGTCTTAGGTTTGCTTGTTTCACTCACGATTTCTCAGGTATATCTAAACCACCAATAGACCATCCACCATCACAAGCACTAAAAATAAATATACTAAATATAGCAATGACACCAAGTATTACTTTTATTAAATCTTTCTTATCTTGATTCATTTA